TCATGATAGGTACGCCGTTCCTGCAATAGCTTGGCTAAATGTAAGGGTAAGGACGTTGTTGCTAGTATAAGTAAGGTCGCCTTCGCATACAGTGCCTGTGCTATCTATAACTGTTACGTTTGGGTAGTACCCAAGATTATGTGTTATAACCCAAGAGGTAGCCGCAATAGTAACCGCTTGCCTAAACGAAACTGTAGTTTGGTTAATAGCACCAGCGTAGATATTACTAACATTTACTGTAGGAAGCGCGCTTGGGGTAACTGTAACAGTTACTGGCTGAGTAGTTGGGTATACGTTAGTCAAGGGTCACCTGCTGTGCAGTAAACACCTGTCCCTTAATGTATGTCTGTTCAAAGTTAGGATTTGAAGTGTCGGTGGCTTGTAAATCCCAGAAAGCACGTACAGGGAAATACTTAGTTTCAGAAGGCGTTAAGGACAACTGAATTACGCCGTTAGTAGGGTCAGTTTTTGTAATAGTAAACGTAGCGTAAGCAACTGGAGCATTTGGATAAGTTCTAATCTGCGCTTTAAATGTAAGGTTAGTAACATCAAATGGGAAGGTAAATAGCTGTGACCAGTTATCGCCTTGGTACAGTTGAATATCGTAGGTTCCAGCATAATTTGGTAGAGGGGTGCGACCAAGCAAATCGTTTTGCATGTAAATACGTTCTGGTTTACGGCCGTCATCAATTTCTTGAGCAAGGTATATTGGAACAAGCTTGTTTGTATGACGGGATACACGGCGTAGTGTTCCTATCTCAAGTCGCCACAAACCAATGTTTAATGCAGCGCAAAGCTGCTTGTACTGCTCCATACGCTGCGTGATAATTGCAGTAAGCTGCTGAAAGCGCTGTGCGCGAGGAATAACTACGCCATCTGGCGCCGTGATGTTAATGTCAAAGGCTGCGTCTGTAGCAAGAGCCCAGAGGCCTTCAATGCTTGCCAAGATAGCTAGTGGATACTCTTCAACAGGGGGGATAGCAGCTAAATTTATTAGGCTTCCAAACGAGTCTGTTCGGTTGTTGGTGTGCTCGCTGTCTAAGAAGTAGCGATTTGCTGTTCCTGTGACTCTAATAGCTGCATTATTAGCTGGGGCAGTAATAAAATGAATCATTCCAACGTTGGCCTCAAGCGTGTAACCAGCTGGGTAGGCTATAGCTGTGCCGCCTACGGTTACATATAGATTGGTAAGCTCAACAGGCTTTACATTCAAATAGAAGTCTTTAGTAGTTCCGTCACCAGTGGCAGTAAAAGTAAACTGCTTCTGCTGGTCGCCTATCTCTAGACGGACTCTAGAGAGCAAGTCAGCCAACAAAGCCATATGAACTCCCTACACTACGGTATATATAATGATGACGGTAATTTAATAAAAAATCTCTACAAACGAAGAAGCGGGCCCGAAAGCCCGCCCCCTGTCTGTAACAGTAGTCTTAAATAACGCCCGCTAGATAGCCTTTTTCACGAAGGTGTTGAGCTACTTGCTTAGTTACTTTGTACTTTTGACCAGCTTTGAAGTTGTAGTTGTTGCCTGCGCCAAGTGTCATATTCTCAATGTTCTCAATAACACGGATTTCAACCGAGTCATCTGAGCTACCAACTGTGATAACTTCATCAACAATGATGGTTTGACGGTCTGGGACAGTTGCATCAATAACTTCTGTTTCAAGCTTTACGGCCGCAGTAGCGGATGCCATTGACATCTCAGCTGCTCGCTCTTGTAGGGCTTCTAGATTTTCCTCTAGTTGCGCTTCACGCATACGGCCAGTTACATCGGTGGGCTTTTTTGTAGCCATTGTATTCTCCTAATTAGTGACTGTGGATGGTGCAGTGGGGCGAGAGTGTGGCCCTATTTCAGGCCGTGCTTAACCTCGCCCCACCACTATTAAGTTATTAGTTGGTTTCTGCAATAACTACAGACTGGTCAGTGATTAGACCAAGTCCGAAGATTGAGTACCAAGCAAGTGCATGCTCACGACCGAAGTCTAGAATACCGCCATCGCGGAGTTCTACTGGAAGTGAGATTGCGTGACCGAATGCGTTATCTCCAATGAAGATAGCTGAGTAGCGGTCTGATGCTCCGTTACCTGTGTAGGTAGCAGGAGTTGTATAGCCTCCACCAGCAGCTACTGTTGGGTTAGCAACAGCTGTGTCTGCTGAGTAGCCTGTACCAGCTCCACCAGCAACCTTAAGAACCTGTGTTGTCTCAATGAATACTGTGTCGTATAGACGACCGATTTCACCGAGCATGAAGTTTCCTGGAGCAGCGTACTTTGTGACTTCAATGAATTCTGGATTGTCACGAAGCTTACGGCTCTGGTGTGGGTGGATGAAAGCAACATATGTCTCACCTAGGCGAGGGATGTTCTTTGTAGCAAGTGTCTCTACTGCGTCCTTAACTGTCTTAGGTGATAGGTTGTAAGAACCAGTCATTGAAGCACGTGATGTGCCCTTTGTACCGTCTGCGTACCAGTTGTTAACAGCTGATAGTGATGAGCGGTCTTCACCGTAGATTGTTGATGTTGCTGCATAGAGTGTGTCGCGTGATAGCTGGTCTAGGTAGATAGCCATGTTACGACCAAGAAGACGTGAGGCTGAAGCCATTACGTCATCAAATGAAGCGTTAAGCAATAGCTCTGAAACAGCAAGAGCATAACCATGCTCTGATACTGTGATTGAGAACTGCTGTGCTGTCAATGCGTTAGTCTGCATACGGACACCTTCAACTAGTGAAGATGCAAATCCGAGGTTGTTGTAACGCATGAAGTTAATCTGGAGACCTGGTGCAACACCAAGTTCTGTCTTCTTTACTGCGAACTGCTCAAAGCGAAGGATTGGCATGGCCTGGAAAAGAATTTCCTTTGACCAAATGGTCTGAATCGCTTGAGTCAGCTGTGTGTTGGTACCTGAATACGCGGTAGGCGCAGCGGCAAGATTGCCTGTACCTGTAATGGATGATGCCATTTAGCTTTAACTCCTTGTTAGATTTTGGGTTGGGGGGTTTAACCGAACAGCCCGCGAGACTTACCACGAGCTGAGTCGCTCATGATTCGGTCTCTGTATTTTGCGTATTCGTTCATCGGCATGGCTGCAATTTCTTGAGCCGTTAACGTACGTTGCTCCATATTAGTTTCCAATGGTCCAGCGGGAGGAGCAGAGATGCTCGTTCCCTTCATTTCTTTCCTGGCGTTCTGCATAGCAGACTGCGCAGATTCAAGAATACTTGCTGAACGCTCCTTCAAACGCTCCACGCTTTCAGCGAGTTCTTCGCGGGTATTACCCTGGATGAAATCAACTAGCTGTGGAATGATGTTTTCGCGTTCTTGTTCAATTACTTGTTGACGATAAGATTGCAAATCTGCATATGTCTTTTCGCGCTCCAGAAGAGCGAAGGCTCGTTCGCGTTCGGTACGCTCACGCTCCAACTGCTCCTGCAACTCACGGGTCTTAAGTTCAGCATAAGACTTCGCATCTAGCTCAGACTCTTCTGCTTCTTTAATCCTTAGTGCTTCAGCTTGCGCTTCTGCATTTCTACGAGCTGCTTCTTCTTCTTTTTCTTTTCGTAGTGAGTTAAGTTCTTCCTTCAGACTTTCAATCTGAGGGTAGAGCTTATCTTTCTCCTGTGAACGGACACGAGATAGGTCTTCATCCGTATAGAACTTAGACCTAACTTCTTCCGTAGTAGTAACAGTCGGCGCGTCAACGCCCGACACATTTACAACTGGAGCTGTTCCAGCATCTGCTTGAAAAGCAGCTGCCATGTTTTCTGCAGTTTCTGACATTCTTACATCCTTTGTATTCTAGGGGTCGTTGTCCGAAGTGAGAGCACGAATGACCAAACGTTGTATTACATGTTTATTTTCTCTATACCTACGAAAAATTACAGGCTAAACGCCTTTATTTTTGGTAGTCTTCTGAAACTCTCCTTTGTGGGAGTTGGGTTCCATAAGCTTGTGTGACGAGGTTAGTGCGTAGGGCTTGGTCACCCATTTGAGCCGCGATTGTTGCGTCGTCAATTACTGGAGGCAATACTGATTGAGGAACTCCTTGTTCAGGGCCTCCGCCGCCTGCAGGCTGAGCTGGAGCGCCGCCTGGGCCTAGCTGAGCTGACTGCATGCCAGTTAGCATCATAATGTCATTTTCAATTTGAGTCTGAACCATCTTTAGAGCGCCATCTGATTTAGCGTCTTCAATAAGCTCTTGACGAATCTCAGTTAGCTTCTCTGCTGGGAATTCCTCACCTAGAGCACGAAGCGCACCTTCCTTAGACTCAAGACCTAGAGAAAGCTTGCTCTGGATTTCGTTAAGAACAATGAGCTTATCTAGAGGTAGCGGCTCTGGGAACTTAACGTAGTTCTGGAAAGTGATTGGGTCATTAGGGTCTAGTTGAGCTGCTTGACCTTGCTTAAGAGGTACTTGGCTAAAGTTAGGGTCCCAAGTAAAGGTCTCTGGCTCCTTAACAGCAAGTGAGATAAGGATAAGCTCATTGACGCGCTCTAGTCCGTGGGCGTATTGGATAATCTTCTGGTGGTAGCGGTTCATCAAAGGCTGGAACATAATTGAAAGCGCTACGCCTGAGGTGTTAGATACTGGCATAGCCTGACCTAAAGCAGACTCTGGAATACCAATCATTTCGTGCATTGACTTCTTTAGCAGAGCCATGAAGTCCATAGCACCCTTAAGGCCTTGTGCTCCGCCTTCTAGGTTCTCAACCTTAGCGTCCTTTGGAAGACCGCCCCATACCTTGTTAGCGCCCTTTTCAAGCTGTGAAGCCTTAGCTCCAATGATTACTGTTACTGGCGCCGCGTGGTAGTTAACAATGTCAGCAACATCTGTAGCAGTCTCATTGTAAGCACGGTTAATGTTAATAATATCATTGCAATCAGAAAGGCCCCAAGGGCTACCACTGATACGTACATTAGGAATATGGATAACGGGAATAGTGCCAAGAGGGTTAGGGCGCGAGTCAATAAGTTCATCATTGATGTATTCCTCAATTATGTCGTCTGTAAGAATCTCAGTGTAAGTAAACACTTGGCGGGTACCTTCAAGAGATGTTCCCCAGAAACGGTACTTTAACTTAAAACGAATTAAACGTTCACGGTCATGTGGGTGAAACTCTGGGAATGCAAAAGATGAGTTAAGTGGGAGGATGCGAACACGACCAGGGTGTTGACGCCCAGATGGGTCAACCCACGCCTCTTCGTATGCAACCTTAATAAAGCAGTCTCCAGATACAGAGCCCTGCTGACCAATTTCCCAAAGAAGGGTGGCCTTATTATTATCTACTTCCCAGACACGCTCTAACAGCTGTGGGACGATAGCTTCAGTTAGCTTTGATGAACCAAAGTTAACACCCTTACCAAATGAAAAGTTAATTAAAAAGTCTGTGAATGCTCTGTAGTAGTTGAGCATGATTTGAGCTTCGCCAGTTGGACGGCGGTATGAGTAGTGGTGACCAAGATACATGGCCCAGTTAAGAGAGTAACGGTTTAAACGCGGACCGTGGACTTCAAACTCTTCATCAGCCAATTCCACCAAACCAAGTGGTGAAATTGAGATAGTTAAATCAGAGGATGCTGCGCGATAACTCGGAGGGGAGAAATCAATACCGCTCACCAATCACCTCTTTCAAAATAAGTAAAAACTCAATGTCGATATATTAACATATCGACGGCTTATATGAAGCGTTCGCCTCGTATGTTGCCCTTACCAACTTTCTTGGTTACTTTCTTTTTCTTTTGCGCCTCTTCTTTGTCACGCTTTTCTTGAGCGTAGTCCCGAAAACGAGGGTCCACATCTTTTATAGATTTAACGTATTGACCGCCCATTTGGTTGTACTTAGCGTGAATCCAGTGACCTCGGGCTGGAGAGTTTTTAGAAAACTTTGCTCCTGCTTGAGCAGTAATCATGTTCCAAAGCTTAGGGTTTGCAGCCACCTGCGTTGGGGTTTCTTTTACTTCTCTACCTGAAATGAGTGCCATTTATAATCCTTAGATAGGCAGTCGCCCCCTGCCGCCACGTAAGAAGCAGGGGGACGACTTGCTATTTAATTTGTTAGTCTTGAACTACTGCTGGGTTAAGAGCTGCTTGATGAGTACCGTCACGGAAAACTTCTTCAAAACGGTTATCACCATGGTCAGCAAACGCGCCAGAAGCAAAATCATTTAGGCTGTTTGGGGCTTCTACCCAAGCTGCAGAACCAACGTGTGCGCGCTCGCGCATTGTCTCTTCTGGAAGCTTTTCAAATACGTTTGCATTACGGTTTGGTCGGCCAGGTGCAGGCATATATCCATGCATTGCGCCTTCTGTAAATGACTGTGGAACATCTGTATCTGTTGCGATACCCTCTTCAAAGCGAAGTGGTCCGCGTTGACCTGGGAAAGCTCCCGCCATCTTACGGTCGTATACAGGACTGTGCTTCTCAGGGAAGCGTGGTGCTGGTGAGATTGACATATAAACTCCTAATTGGTTTGAGGACCTCAGTAAATAGTGTGCTACGTAAAGGGAACAAAATCAGGCTAAAGTCAAAACTATCTATAGAACGGTGAACTTGACACCTCTACTGAAGGCATTGTTAAATCCATAGTTAAAGCACAGGCAATGGCCAAACTGTCTGCGTAGTCATCGTGGGCATGGGCTTCGTCAGGGGCATGGGCTAAGAAGTTAGGCCCAGTAAACTTGGTCTCTAGGTCAGTCATCTGCTGGTAGAAGCGCTTCCAGGTGAATGCACTTCAGAGTTAGGCAGTAATAACTTTAATCGTTGGGCTACTGCATCACCTACACCGTTTGCATCAACTCCGACTGCTAGTACGTCATAGGCGCTTAAGAAGTTAACGATTTGGAAGTACTGGTCTTCCCAGTCATCTCCTTGGATTTCCATCCAATTTAAAATTCTATGGTCAAAGTACCCAAACTCATCAGGCCTATCCCAGTCTACCCAGACAACCGTTACGACCGTTGAGTCCAGTTTTCTAGCTGGGTCAATTCCAACCACAACTGGTGTACGGTGCCACGCCTTGACTACTTCTTGAGAGGTGTCACCAAGCTCATCCATAATTGTGGATGTAACGAACATTCCTCTTTCCAATAGCCACTTGCAAGAGTACGACATTTGAAACTCGTCAGAGTCTTCTCCAATGCGTAGCATTTCCTTTTTAATAAACTTGCCGTAGTTAGCATTGCACTTTGCCACATCCCGCCAGTCCCACTCAAAGTGGTTCTGTCTAGCTTTGGTGCCTGTAGCTCTCCGTTTGTTTAATTGAATAGAGCGATAAAAGTTATTTTTACTTGTAGTTGGTGTACCTGTTTTAACCATAGTCCCTGAGTAGTACGCAAGCATAGGTGAGATTGATTTAGATACTACAAAGTCGTCTGCCTCTTGACACTCATCAATAACAATCAAATGGAAAGACTTAGATTCAATCTTTGCACGAGGGTTAGCAGTCATCATCATAAGGCTACTGCCTGAGTTTTTTAATTTGATTTGTCTTGTAACCCCAGGGACCTTACCAAGGCTATCGTCAATCTCAGGGTCTCCCAAGATTTCTAGTGCGCGCTCAGAGGTAAGGCGGTTTACAGTTCTACCGAATAGGGTTTCTACCTGCCCCTCAACTGGAGCAAACATACCAATCCAAATACCGTCTTTAAACTTACCAAGCAGGTCTGGGTACATCTTTGCTAAGCGCGGTAGTAATACCATTAGAGTAGCTACTGTGTTAGCAATCGTCTCTGATTTACCTGACTGACGTGCTGCAAGCGCTGTTACTTCTTCACCGTCGTTAATTAGCACAGACTCAATAACACGCCGAGCCAAAGGCATTTGGTATGGGTGAAGCTCATGCCCAACAAGAGCTGTCATAAACTGGATGCATCTATCTACAAGTTTTTTAACAAATTCTTTAGAGAGCTCATCAAGCTCTTCAATCTCTTCTTCGGGCTCTAAGTCTTCCTCTTCTTCAGGGAAGAACTCTTCGTCGTCTAATTCTGTATCCATATCGCCCTTAGTTTAGGTGAAAAACAAAAAGCCTGGGCGTTTAAACCCAGGGCCTTTTGGTGCCATCACGGGAAGAGGAAGAGAGGCAGCCTAAGTGTAACACAATTGTCGACAAAACGACTTATTGGCGAGTCGTTCTAGTTTTTAGCTCATGAACTACTGCGTGTAGCGCTTCTGCACCTAGTAGGGCTTCGTCTAAGAAAATAGATTCTCTTTGTTTTGCGTAGGAAGACATGCATCTGCCAACTTCATAAGTAGCTTGCTCAGCCCACTGCTCAAGTTCCATAGTAGGTATCTTGGCAACTCGCTTTGATACCTTCTCAGAGAAGGGCTTTACCCATATTTCTTTCTTTCTAAAAAGATTCATCAAATAGACCGTCCTCAGGTTTCCAAGCTACTCTAGCCTTCATAGCGCCAGATAGTATCTCATCAATCTTGTCTTCGTCATCCCACCCAATATCTGGGCGGTTTACCCACACACCTAAATAGAACCCTGGTTCTGTAAAAGGCGCACGAAAGACTAAACACTTACCTTTACGGTAAGGCATCTCAGTTTCTTGGGTTGTCCCTATTTCAATAATAGGAAAGGCTTTCTTATGCCAATAGCGTAGTTTTCCGCCGTATAGTGGTCCGTATGATTTCAAAGCTATTCCTTTGAGCCAAATAGTGTTTCGTCTAATGTTTGAAGACTGCCGTTTTGAACTCTGCTTGCAATAGAGGCTGTGTAATTAAGGCGCTCTTTAGTTCCAGCAGAAAGCGCGTCTACGTCAGCTGCGTGATGTGATGAGCAGTTTGCCTCAATAACAGGAAGGTAATCGTTAGTTGATGGGCTGTTTTTAAGCCCAAACCAAATATTAGGCTCAACATCGTTATATTGCCACCACGCGCCACTGCGCATAATTATTACTAATGTTTTTGTGGTGGAGTTGTAAGAGATAGTGTAAGCCCGTGGCCGCTTAGGGTTAGCTGTAGGGGCATTACGCACCTCAAGACCTGCTTCTGAAACATCATTAGGGATTGATATGTCCCAACTGCTAGCGTCAGAGGTAGCTTGAGTTGAAGATTCAAAGTCGCTTTCAATATCCCAGTTAACCTGACGGTCAACTGTATTGGCGTTTCTTTGTTTATTGGATTGAATAGCCTCATCAAGGCGCTGCTTCATAATCGCATTAAGGTCTTTTTTAGCCATTAGTCCTCGCAGGTGTGGTTCTCGGTCTCAGTCTCTAAAACTCTTACTAAGCATAGAGCGCATCGTAGGTATCTAGGTGGAGTAAAGTTATTTTGAGCAGTGGCCCCTAAAGGGAAGTTCCCACCATCTTCAGCGTATTCAGGAGAGTAGTTGTCTACTATCTCTGGCTCTTGAAAAAGTTCGCGTGGGAACGGTCCCTTAGGGTTTACCGCCATTGAAGGTACTGGGTGTACCTGGACTGCTTGTTTGTTACTTATCCTCATCAGAGACAGTAGTTTCCGTTTCTTCAACAGAGACAGAAGGTTCTGCTTCTTCAACAGAAACAGAAGTTTTCTTTGACGTCTTAGTTTTAACAACTTCTGGAAGTGGGAACTGTCCAGCGGCTGCGCGTCCGTGCTGCCAGTCTGGCAAACAAGATGAGCAGTAGTAAACAGCGTTAGTCCCTGGGTCGTTTACACAGTAGACAGCCTGTGCCTCGCAATTATCGCATTTCATATTTAAACCTCCTACAGAAAGTGTACAGCAAAAAGGGGGCGGGTGTACCCCGCCCCCCATTTAAATTTACTTCTTCTTTGCTGCCTTCTTAGCAGGCTTAGCTGCTTCCTTAGCTAGCACATCGCCTACAAGCTTTGAGACCACGCCAAATGCTGGGTCCTTAGGGTTGATTGCGCGAATAGCTACTGGGAGTGTTGAGGCAAGCGCTGCGATGATAATTGACTTTACATCGTGGTTACCTGTTGCGTAGACAGCAGTTGCTGCTGCAAGGAATGAACGGCCGTATGACGCCGCCATTGCTTTAATCTGATTGGTGTTCATTACTCTCCTTCTTCTATATGTTGGTCGAAGCGACCTTCAAGTCTTGCCAATGATACACGAACCTCGGTTATGTCGGTGCCAATTTTGTTAATCGCGTCGCGCATTGAAGAGCCACCGTTTGGCTTAAGTTCAGCTAGATAATGTTTGATGGTCCAGCGGATGCCTAGAATAACGGCCCCGCCTATACCTAAGACTGTAGAGGTTAATGCAGCCCAGTCAGAAATACTCATATCGCTACCAATCATAGATTAAATGTTTTGTCAAGAGCGATAATGTTATCCGTCTGATAGCCCGATGTATAAACTATACGCATTTACTATTAGATTTGTCATAGTAAATAATATATTTTTATTTAACCTTAGTTCGCCTTGACACAGCTCGTAACGCCCGTGCTATGGTTAAACCTGACAAAGCCACCCACAAGGTGGCTTTTGCCAACTGAGAGGAGCAGAAATGCTTAATATCAGAATTAATCTAACGATTAATCTAAAGAAGGTAGGAGCCACTGTATTTGCAGGTATGTTGATGTTTACACACCTAATAACTCCAGCGCAGGCCCTACCACCAAAAACAGAGACGGCCGTTAACGAAAAAGTCGTTACCGTCTCGTTGACTCACCTAAAGGTGCAGACAACAAAATCAGCAGCCAAGGCCGCCTTGGCAAGTGACACCGTCAAATACTTTGACGCTGAAGCGCTC